GTGAGAACCAAAACACAGAATACTTATCGGACACTCAGATTCCTCGACCATACATTTTACTACGACAATCAGCCTCAAGCTGATTGGGCTCAGTACAACCCGTACTTAGCCGATCGTGAAGTTCTTGTACGATCTGAGATCATGACTGATGAGAAACCTAGGTTTAAACGGTCTGGTAACTGCCTCCACGAGAAATCTGTGGTTACAGTTAACGAGTTAACCGTCGACGATCAATATGGCGGGGCCCATCACGTTTATCGTAATGGCCTGCTGTTTTGTTTATTGACGGACGGTGGTTTTTGCAATGCTCCGTTGTCCATTCCTGCGGATATCCGCTGGGATGAACTCAACTCGATAGCAGTGCAGACGATGATGCCCACGTTAGATAGTGGGTTTTCAGCGGCTACATTCTTACACGAGTTGAAAGACCTGAAGAGGCTTCCTGAGTTTTGGAATGAGAAGAAATCCGCGTTGAAAAACTTCGCGAGTGATCATCTCAATACCCAATTCGGCTGGATCCCCTTCATGTCTGACGTCGTGACGCTCTGCACTGGACTCAAGGAAGGCTTATCTGCCATCCGTGATTTCCAAGCAAGAGCGGGGAAACGTCAGAAGAGGCATTTTCGCCACTTCATTGATGTCCCATCTCCGAGTCCGGTAACAACGTATAATGGTAATCCTCAGAAAGTCATTCAATATGACTCGTATGAGGTTCACCAATATTCTGCTACCATGGTGTACACGTACACCGTCCCGGATATGTCCGATATAGTGCTCGCGTTGTTAGGTTTAATCGACCGGTATTCCGGTTTATTGAATCCAACAACCCTGTGGGACGCAATCCCATTCTCCTTCGTCGTCGATTGGTTCTTCGACGTTGGGGCATGGTTGCGTCAGTTCAGGATCGAGCTTATTGAGCCGCGTGTTGTAATCCACGACTTCTGCCATTCGGCAAAGCTCGTGTTGATCAGGAAAGTAGAGTATACGTATAGCGGGGGGACTGTCGAAGTCGCCTCGTTTAGACGTGAACTCTATGCCCGCAGGAGGGATTTACCCATCCTGTATCACGGTCTACATCTCTCTAACCGTTTCGGCCCTCTTCAAGCCAGCTTAGCAGCTGCTTTGACGATTGTCGGCGGGAAGGGATTGTAGACCATAATGCGCTGGCATATTCCAGCAAACAAAGAAACAAAACTAACAATTAGTTAATTCAGATCATATGTTTGATAACAACATCACGCTCACTGGTTCCAATTCTGAAACCACTGAGTATTCACTGATCACGATGGCGGACCGAAAGTCCATCCGTCGTGACACGACTGCACCGCTCGGCGAACCTTCGGATCTCACTATTTCACATAGTGAGACGAAAGTGAACGGAGAAGTGCATGATCGTCATTTGGTTCGCGTTGACCGCACCATCGTCAATACTGACGGTGAAGCAGTCACTTTCTCGGCCTACCTTGTGGTGCAAGCACCACGGAAGACCGCGACGACTGTACAAGTTGGCGATATTGTTAAGGAACTCCGTAGTTTTATGGAGCCCTCCTTTATCGTCCGCTTGTTAGCGGGTGAGCCTTAAGCTCAAGCAAACCAAGGTGTCAGTGGAGTCTGGTGTTGCGTCTTCAGTGATCTGCTTAGATACCTACCCATATGGGAGATATGAAAAGCTACGTCGAGTTTTACTCGAAGTTAACTGAGTACGTCCACACCAGCATAGCTGAGTGTTTTGGTGTTTCACAGTGTGTCATTGCTCTCGAGAGATCAAAAATCTCTCGCCGCATTGCTGCGGAGGGTTTACAGTTTTTGACTGTAACTCTTCCTCGCTTAGGGAAAGCCTTTGACAAGGCTCTCTCCTCTGGCACAGCGTTCAACCCGCAGGGATTTGAAAAAATCCCTGGGACGACAACTCCCAAGTTACTTGGGTGGTTGTCTTCACGTGTGTTCGACGACACTGGCATCCTTCGGAAGGATGTAAGCATCGAAGCAGTCAAGCACTATCGACAGTTTGTATATTTACTATACAAACTTGAACTCCCTTACGCTACGAAAACCTGTGAAAAGGTTATTGAAGCGTTTGTCCAAACTGAAGTTGATCTTGCAAATTGCAAGATTGATGAATCAGATCAAGTCATTCGGATGGCGCGTAGTTTTACTACTCGCTGTCTTGGCGACTTTGATCATCGAGACATACATCCGCGACACGGACCCGGAGCTGTCGCTACAGGAGAAACAGGCCTATCAAAGGCTTGCTTCAAGCGTATCTACAGTTCCATTGAAGCCATATACCCTTTTACAGAGTATTTTTGCTTTAATATGGGTCATGTTGCTGATGAACTTCAGGAGATCGAATCCCTCGAAACCTTAGAGACGGGAACGGCAAAAGTCGTTCTTGTCCCGAAGGATAGCAGGGGTCCGAGGCTTATCTCGTGTGAACCGTTGGAATACCAGTGGATCCAACAAGGAATAGCGAAGGCTCTCGTCTCACGACTTGAGTCCTCGCGGTTTACGGCCGGTCATGTGAATTTCACTGACCAAACGGTGAACCAGCGCTTAGCGCTACTTGGTTCGATCTCGGGTGACTACGTCACACTTGATATGAAGGAAGCCAGTGATAGAGTCTCTACAGAGTTGGTAACCCAACTCTTTCAAGGTACTCCCCTGCTCGAAGGGCTTTTAGCCACTCGTTCAGGTTTCACTAAGCTTCCTGATGGGCGCGTCATTGCGTTGAAGAAGTTCGCTCCGATGGGGTCAGCATTATGCTTTCCCGTTGAAGCGTTCGTGTTCTACGCACTGGCGGTCGCAGTGCTCCGTGTACATGCACGTTATACATGGCGTAAAGCCATGGAAAGCGTGTGGGTATACGGCGACGACCTCATAATATTAGGAAAGGACTTCCCCCTAATATTGCAACACCTCCCTAAGTTTGGACTTTTGTTCAACGAAGGGAAATGTTGTACGGCGGGATTCTTTAGAGAATCCTGTGGGTGCGACGCTTTTAAGGGCGTCGATGTCACACCTATCAAGTTGAGATCCGTATGGGATACGTCGAAACGACGTACTGACCCTGGCGGCCTCGCTTCGTACGTGAGTTATAGTAACTCATTGTATTTGGCAGGTTATTATGAAGCATCCCAATTCATTGAAGATGCGGTACGAAAAGTTTATCCTTTCGTTCCACACAACAATGATGTCAATACTGATACGACGAAAGTCGGTTGGAAAAGCGAATCCCCTAAAGGGATAAGCTTTTACAGGCCTCATATTCGCGCAGCCATAGCAAATACTACAATGCCCAAAATCTATTCTCGAGTCGAGAAGAGATGGCAGGCACCTATGCGGTACAACAAAAAGTTGCATCGTATGGAAGTATATACTCCTATGGTTATGCCTGTCCTCTTCCGAGGACATGCTATATCTGGCTGGAGACAGATGCTTTATTATATGAATAAAGCACAGCGCACAGAACCAGGTCGGTACACGCTGCCGCGGCGTGTTTATATAAAACGCGGCTGGACACCACTTGTCGATTGACAGGTGGTGGGTCCCCCTTGGGGGACGTCTAACGGCCTTTATGTAAGGGGGGAGGGGGTTACACCTCTCCTCTCATATATTTGGGCCTAATAAACACGAA